CTTGCAATCGGCACGGACAACACGATAAATCTTCGAACTCCAAGCCGTGAGCGAATCGTCTATCCGCTCGTTTTTGCGGACGTTCAGTCTGCAACTACTGACGCTGGCACTTTGGACTTGGTGGTTGGGGTATATTTTAGTGATAGAGTTGAATCCATTAAGCCGATGGGCGGAGTGGTTTCGGGCAGTCCGACATTGGGCTGGCAGGACAACGAGGACGAGGTCTTGAGCGACCAACTGCAAATCGCTCAGGACTTCATTTCAGCTCTTACAAACGACCCAAGCGAGGAATGGACCCTCTCGTCCAGCGTGAGCCTTACACGCTTCGTAGAGAGCCGAGATGACCGCACCGCAGGGTGGCAGGCGACGATGACCTTTGAGATTCCTTACGGACACTCGGTTTGTGAAATTCCTACCTAACCTACATTTATACTAAAAAGCAAATTATGCCTACACCCATATTGCAACAGATGCTCGGACAGGGCGGTACGATGGAGTTCGTTGATGGTTCCGTTACTGGTAAGAACTACGACTTTTTGGTAGTCAACGCAGCAACCGAATTTTCCGCACTAACTGGAACCAATAGCGAGGACCTCCTTACCGCTTACAACTTATCGGGCAAAACCGTTTCTGCTGGTATCGTGATTAGCGGAAGGAATGGCGGTAAGATTATTGCCGTTGACGTTTCTTCGGGTTCCGTTATCGGTTATACATTCCTCTAAGATGCTCATCGGCTACGGCTACGGCTACCCAACCAATCAACTGCTTGGCGGTGTCAGCGACCCTGCCTTGACCGCTTGGGCTGCCTTCAATACAAGGGCTACGGCTGACGGAGCGACTGCTGCCGAGGCTGCCGTGAATGCCTGCTTGTTCACCCGATTCGCTGCAATCTTCAATTTCTAATATGCCGACACCATCGCTTATCCTTGTACCTGCACGCTTTAAGACAGGCAAACTCTACACCCCTGTTGCTACGACTACGGGAGCGTTGGAACTTGGTGCATCGGGCGACTTCAACGTTACCCGTGCCACGACTGCGACCCGTGTGAATGCGAGTGGGTTGATTGAGAGCGTTGCAAGCGGTATTCCGAGGTTGGACTACTTCCTTAGCAGTTGCCCTGCTCTCTTGGTGGAGCCGAGTGCGCAGAACGATATCCGTTACTCCGAGGATACTGCAACGAATTGGGTTTTGGGTGCAAACTTGTCGGGAACTTATGAGAACGTGATTGGTGTGAGCGGCAATAACTTGGAGGTTACAGTAAGTGGTTCGGGAATAGGTGCAAACGCTGGTTCTTTAAGAATGATTAGTATTAACACAACTTTAGCGAGCGGAAGCACATACACGATTAGTTTTTTATTAAAGAAAACTGCCTCACACACGATTGGAGGTTATCACTTGCTTGTAAATACGGCTTCGGGTGGATTATCAATAGGTGGCGGTTTTAATGTTAGTGGCTCTTTTAGTAGCGGTTCAATTTTTAACCAATTACCAACCACAAACCGAATCCGAAGGGTAGAGCAATGGGGAACTGACGTTTATCGTTGCTCCGAAACCTTTACGATGACTGCGAGTGGAACGGCTGCAAACATTTATTTAGGGCCAACGGTTTCAACAACAAGCAATACAAACCCAGCGATTGGTGAACGTATTGCATTTGCTGCACCACAACTTGAACTCGGTGCAATACCGACATCATTCATCCCCACAACCACCGCAGCGGTAACCCGCAACGCAGACGTGATAAACCTATCAGGCGCAGTCAGCGGATGCATCGGGCAGACCGAGGGGACGATTTATGTGGATATGATTGCATCGCCAAGTGGCACAGGTTCTAACCTTTTTTTAATTGGTGATGGCACTGCAAGTAATTTTATGTTTATAGGAAAGACAAACACCAAATTAGATTCATTTGCGAGAGTTAGCGGAACAACGGTTTTATCTAACTCAACTTTTAATTTAACGGGAAATGCAATAAAGGTTGCATTAGCCTATAAATCGGGCAATAACGCACTTTATATTAACGGAAATCTAATTGCATCAGGCACAACCGCTTTCACTCTTACGAGTGGACTAACAACGATTGGATTCACTTCTGCATTCAACTTTGCAGCATCAAATGCCATCAACAAATACAATGCCGTTGCCCTCTACACCACAAGGCTCACAAACCAAGAACTCGCAGCCCTCACAACCCTCTAACAATGCCCTGCTTCCGTAAACTTTCGTTCCCCTCTGCGAAAATCGCAGACCAAGTCCTCGCCAAGTTGGACCCAATGGATTCGGTGGTCATACTCGGCCACCTATGCGAGAAAACGGACGAAGAAGGCAACTGCCTCAAAGTCCGCAAGGAGTTCAGCGTTGACGTGCTATTCCACGCAAACGAACCCAACGAACTCGCTGCGCCCTACGTCATTTGGCCGAAGCCCTGCGGTGTCCACGCCTTTGCAGGTTGGGAGGCCCAGTACGAATCCGACTACAACCGATTCAAACCCAAGAGCAAATGAGAATTTTCCGTAAACGTAACCCCGAAAACACCCCTAAACTCCCTATTATGAAAGCAGCAGTCATCGCCCTTCTTCGCCACCTTCTCACATTCATCGGTGGAACACTTGTCGCCAAAGGCATCATCGATGCAGCCACTCTCACCGAAATCATCGGTTCAGTATTGACCTTATTGTCAGTAGGTTGGATGGCTATTGATAAAACAAAGGTTAAGGAATGAACCTGATTGAAACGAGCATCGTAGGCACGATTGCAGCCATCGTTGGCGGTGCAGTCGCTTGGTTTACGAAGGGCCGATTTGAATCGGATTCCCTGCAGGTCAAGCAGGCACAGGCGGTCTTGGCTATGTGGCAGGCGACTGCCGAAGCACAAAACAAAGAGTTGGTGGAATTACGAAATGAGGTTGTAAGTTTGCGTCAACGACTTGAGGAAATGGAACATACCATCCACGAACTCCAGTCCGAAAACGCACAACTTAAAAACCTCGTATGAAAGTAACCAAGCATTCCAAAAACGTCCACTCGATTGAGTGCGGACGCTCCCAAGAGTTCCTGCTCATTTCCGACCTGCATTGGGACAACCCCAAGTGCGACCGCAACCTGTTGCAGAACCACCTCGATGAAGCCAAGCGTAGAGGTGCAGGGGTCCTCGTCAACGGGGACCTTTTCTGTTTAATGCAAGGCAAGGGCGACCCAAGGCGAAGCAAGGAAGACATTCGTCCCGAACACAACAACGGCAGGTACTTGGATTCCATCGTGGACACGGCCGTAGAATGGTTCCGACCCTATGCCGACATCATCCTCTTGGTGGGCTACGGGAACCACGAAACATCCATCATTCAGCACCAAGAAACGGACATCCTGCTCCGCTTTGCTACAATCTTAAACCACTCCTGCAAGACCGACATCCAAGTCGGTGGCTATGGCGGTGTCCTTGATTTTAAAATGAACCACGACCCGAACAGGGCTTGCAACTTCATTACGCATTATCATCATGGTCACGCTGGGGGAGGGGTGGTGTCCAAGGGAGTTCTTCAGGACTATCGCATCCTCGCATCCATTGAGGGCTACGACTGCACATGGCAGGGCCACGTCCACGAACTTTACTACCATCAAAATATCGTCAACCGCTATGTGCGTTCTACTCACCAAATTCTACAAAAGCCTGTTCACCAAGTCCGTACGGCAACGTACAAAGAAGAATGGGCCGATGGATACATGGGCTTTCACGTTGAGCGAGGACGAGGCCCAAAGCCTTTGGGAGGCTATTGGATGAAACTCGAAGCGGTACGCTCCGAATCCAAGGCGTTCAAGGGACCTGAACTACAGGTCTTTGCCACCTTCACCCCCTGCGACAGGTTCTACACCGCTGGCAGTTAGGTAGAGGTAGCCGTACTCTTTCTCTGCATTAAAGCGAGGGCAGTCCTTTGTAACGCCCGGAAAGTCCCTGTGTCCGCATATCCTTGCAGCAGGGTACTTCTTGAGCCAATCAAGAAGCACTACGGCAATCGCTTGGCGTTGGCCGATAGAACGGTCATCCACGTCTTTGCCTCCAATGTAACTAACGTGAAGGCTCGTAGAGTTATGCCCTGCAACGCCATTGGTTACGGCCGAATCAGGAGCCAAGGTCGTTACGTTCCCAACCGAATCTATAATCTTGTGGTAGCCCACCGACTTCCAGCCGAGGGCTTCCCTCCAATGCTTGCGGATGGATGCGATGGTCGTGTTCTTGGGAGTGGCCGTGCAATGGACAACGAGGTGCTTGATCGTGCGATTCATTCTTCAGGGTTTAGTTTGTGGAAGTAGTTGACCGCAACCGGGTCGGCAACATCAGGACCGCTGGATAGGTTGACCTCGTTGTGGGTGGCCCATTGAGCCATTGCTGGGTCGTAGCCCAGCAGTTCGCAAGCCTTCCTGTATTCACAAAGAAGGGCGTGGTTGCCTTCCAAATCAGCGTTGTCGATGGCTATCATCAGCCGTTCCAAGGCGTTGGTCAGGGCTTGAGCAGGTCTTAGGGAGTGGTATCCGGGCATGGCTTTGGTTTCTACAAATGTAGGAAAACGCCACCAAATCGCAATAAAACGGGGGGTAAAAAATTTTTTTGACAGGAGGAGGCACAAATAGGGTCGGGGCGTATTAACTTTGCTTTACAAACCAAACCTCAAACCCATGAACCACGAAACCCAAGCCAAACTCAAAGCAGCCCTCGTTACGGGCTACATCCTGCTCGCCACGATGCTCGGTATCGCCTTCTTTGGAAGGTTCCTATTCGCACTCATCACCAACTAAACCCAAACCAAACCTCAAAACCATGCACAAGTTTAAAACCACCAACATCAAAGGGAAGGACTACGTTGAAGTCAATCAACGGCTCCTGTACTTCCGCAACGAACAAGCCTACGCAGGCTGGTCGTTGGAATCCGAACTCATTGACCTGCAACCTGACCGCTGCTGCGTTCGTGCAGTAATCCGGGACAACGAAGGTCGCATCCGTGCTACGGGCCATGCCTCCGAGGACAGGACCAGTTCAATGATCAACAAGACCTCCTACGTTGAGAACTGCGAAACATCCGCTTGGGGCCGAGCATTGGCCTGCATCGGAATCGGTATTGAAACGAGCATCGCATCCTCCAACGAGGTGCAGATGGCGATTGCCCAGCAAGGTCTTGGCGACTTGACCGACAAACTCGGACTTGTGCCGGACTATGACGACATGATGCTCCAAACCCTCAAGGCCGACTACCTCGCACTCGTTGACCGTATGCCTCAAGGGGAGCAAGCCAAACTCCGCAACACGACAGGCTTCAACGCTGACCGCTACCGCAAGGGCATTGCGTTCCTTCAATCTAAGCTGGAAGGGGGTAAACAATGAACCTGCTCCAACAAATGAACGCCAAGGAGTTCAAGCAACTGCTTGACTTCAAGGCCACCTATCCTACCCTTGGCGAGGAACTGGTCAAAGCCTTGAGCGAGAAAATCGTTCCAATCCACCTAACCTTGGCCGAGTGTGTCCTACTTAGCACCGCATTGAATGCACCTTGGGCAGGCTCCTTTTGTGAAATCTTCGAAACCTTCAAATCCAAGCCATGATTCACCCAACTCTCATCACAATACCAAAGGCTGACATCTGCAAGGCAGAGATAGCCCAAATCGCCCAGCAACTGACCGACCGAATCAAAGATGGAGAGGTCAACCCTGTTGAGGCTCACATCAAACTCAAGGCCATCGTCAAGGCTTTAGAGGCCACCATTAAGGCAACCGAGCAGACCGTAGCCGATGAAGCCTCAAAGCACGGCAAGACCTTCCGAGCCTTCGGAGCAGAGATAACCCTCAAGGAAGGGACACTCACCCCGAACTACGAGGAAGACGAAGTGTATGCCGACCTCAAGTCCCAAATGAAAGCGAGGGAGGAACTGCTCAAGATTGCCTTTCGGCAAGCAGGGAAGACCGCTATCTTTGACGAATCAACGGGCGAGCAGATTCCAGTCTGCACCGCCAAGGCAACCAAGGCATCCATCGCAGTATCGTTCAAATGAGCAAGCGAGCGAAGAAAACAATGGAGGCGTACAACCTCCTTTGCGAAAAGCCCTACCGGGCAACGCAACTTGAAAGCCTGCTTGGGGTCAGCCAGCGAAGCACTTATCGTATCTTGCACGACCTCAAAGCCCTTGGACTGGCGGTTGAAATAAGTCCCTGTTTGTATTTTATCCAAAACCCAATCCCAATCTCACAATCAACAAAACCATGAAAAACGGACAAACAATCGGCCAATGGCTGAACTGGAACTTTAAGGCCAATGGGAACCTTGAAATTAAAGACAGGGATGGTAATTGTATTTACTTTGAAGATTCAGTTGGATATTGGGTTAAGAGTGAATTTGATTCGCGAGGCAATATTATCTACTATAAAAATTCAAATGGACTCATTGAGGACAACCGCCCCCCTCAAATCATCGAACACAACGGAAGAAAATATCAACTAATCCCCTAACCAAACCCCAAAACCATGAACAAAACAAAAGAAAGAAGACCTGACTTACATGAAATAGTTGTTACAACTGGTCAGCGATTTAAAGTCAAAGAAGATTTACGTACATTATTAAAAGATATTAAAAATACCAAATCAAACTCTTATGGGGTAATTAAAGTTACAACTGATGCATATGAGGGTTTTGATGATTGGGACCCAATTGATGGCAATAATGAAGTTCCTAATAAGTTTTTAATAGAAGATGACGTTTACATTAACCCCGATTTTATTGTATTTATTTTTCCTATAATTTAACCCCAAAACCCATGAGTTACACTCCCCAACCCAACACCTTCAGCCTGTTCGTAAACGACAAAGGCGACAACCCGAAACGCCCCGATTATCGTGGGGACGTTATCCTGCCTGATGGAACTAAGATGCGCCTGTCCGGGTGGATTAAGGAATCCAACGGCAAGCGGTTCATTTCCGGCAAGGTCGAGCCGATGCAGGCAAGCGTAGGAAATCTTGCACCTCAAGATGGTGATATGCCGTTTTAGTGTAAATTTGCACTTGACATACATTTACCAATATAGCCCATTTGTGATTCCAGCCAAATGGTGCTACCGATAAAGGGTCATGCTTGAACCCCTACCCCGGCTGCTGGAATCAGTCGGGGTATTTTTTTCTTATCCTATGGCAGAAATCTCAATTTTCAAAGCGTCCACCAGTGGCGGTGTGCGAAACAACGTCCCCCAAGGCCACGTCCATTTTGTTGAATACATCCAAGACATCCGGGATGGCATCTACTACACCGAAGTCATGGCCTACCGCAAGGCCAAAACCGAGGAAACCAAACGCAGGCTTTCAGCCGTAACGCCCAGCGGTAAGTTCAAGAAGCAAGGCAAGGAAGGACTTGAAACGCATTCCGGTATCATCTGCATTGACATCGATGCCAAGGACAACGAGGGCATTGATATGCTGGCAATACGTCAGGACGAATACCTCTACGCCTTGCACCAAAGCACCGGGGGCGAAGGATACGCAGCCTATTACCGCATTGAACCGGACAGGCACGTTGACGCTTACAATGCCCTTGAGAAACGCCTTGCAGACCGTTATCACATCATCGTGGACCCGGCTTGCAAAGACGTTGGTCGATTGCGGTTCGTGAGTTTCGACCCGGATGCCTACATCGCAGATAAGCAGGTCCCTGTTTTTAAGACGTACCTATCGAAGGCCAAGGCTGCACCAATACCAAAGTTCTACCCACACGGGGAACACGATGTTGAACACATCCTCCAACAAATTGAAGCCAAGCGGATAGACCTCACCGATTCCTATGCCGATTGGGTCAAGATTGGCTTTGCCATCGCAAACAAGTACCAAGAGCCGGGTGCAGACCTGTTCCATCGGGTTTCGGCACTGTCACCCAAGTACAACCCGGAAGCCTGCGACCGCAAGTACAAGCAACTCTGCCAGTCCAAGCAGAACCAAGTGACCTTCGCCTCCTTTATGTGGCTTGCGAAGAATGCCGGCATCGAGATACAAACCAAGACCACGAAGCACATCGTGTCAACGGCCAAGTCCCACCGAATGCGTGTCGGGACCAATGGCGGTCCCAAGGACATCAACGCAGCAACCGAGGCAGCGGTCCGGGTACTTCGAGAGATAGACAACATCGACATCGATGGCCTTGACGAAATCGTTGCCAACACGATGTCCCTTGACACAACGGAACTCAAGTCCGCTGATACCGAGGACACACCCATCAAGCAGATAAAGGCTTTCTTGAGGTCATTTGACTTAAAACGTAACGCAGTAACCCGTTGCATTGAATACAAGGGCCAACCAATTACGGATGTGGACCTGAACAACATCTACGTTGATTGCCTCGAAGCATTCGGCAAGAAGGAGGTCAGTATGCAACTCGTTGGGGCCATTGTGGATTCGGACTTCACGCCGACCTACAACCCGTTTGCCCAGTTCTTTGCAAGGCACGGCCATCGGAATCCAGAAGGCTGCATCGAAGCGTTGACTAATAGCATTCGGGTCATTAACCAAGACCATACGTTTGTGCAACTCTGCATCACCAAATGGCTCTGCTCGGTAGTCGCAAGTATGCATGGGGAGTATTCCCTATCGATACTGGTCCTTTGTGGCGACCAAGGCATCGGCAAGACCAACTTCTTTCGCCATCTGCTACCGGACGAACTTCGGGCCTATTACGGGGAATCCAAACTGGATGCCGGTAAGGACGATGAAATCCTCATGTGCAAGAAGATAATCCTCTGCGATGATGAGTTCGGTGGCAAATCCAAGCAGGAAGCCAAGAAACTCAAGGAACTGTCCTCCAAGCAGACCTTCAGCATCCGAAAGCCCTATGGCCGGGTCCATGAGGAACTGAACCGCTATGCGGTCCTTTGCGGTACGAGCAACGATGAGGAAGTCATCAACGACCCAACTGGTAACCGTAGGATCCTCCCGATCGTGGTCAGCGAGGTTGACTGGGATGCCTATGCAGCCATCGACAAGACCGACCTGTTTATTGAGGCCCTGCATTTATACAAATTGCATGGTGCCGATGCTTGGCAACTTTCCAAGGCCGAAGTCATCATGCTGAACAAGCAGACCATGCACAACGTCCAGCCGGCTATCGAGAAAGAAATGCTCCTAAACCTGTTCACCATCCCTGAAGATTACACCGACCCTTACGGCAAGTGGATGAGCAACACGGAAATCAAAGACGTGATTGAAACCTGCACTAAGCAGCACATCAGTTCGCACAAACTCGGAGCGGTCCTCAAGTCGCTTGGATGCAAAAAAGTTACAAGAAGGGACCGAGATTTCCTGCCTTGCTACTTTTTGGTCCGAAATGCCGATAAAAGTGACTACGCCCAAAAGGTTGATAATAAGCGACATCCGTTCTAATGTAGTCACTTAGTCACTTTAAATGCGATTTTTCGTTAGGGATATATATGTGCGTGTGTGCGTGTGCGTGTGTGTATATAATATATACTCTAAAGAAATAAGTAACTAAAGTGACTACACTGACTACAACCCCCTCCACGCTATCAAAAACGCAGATTTTGTTAGTCACTTCTGCAAAAACCAAAGTAACTACAAGTGACCACACTTAGACCCTACCAACAAACCGCTATTGACCAAATGCGGACAAGCATTGCCGAGGGCAAAAGACGCTTGATACTCTGCTCCCCGACCGGGAGCGGGAAGACGGTCATGTTTACCTACATGGTGGCACGGGCCTTAGAGAAAGGCAAGCAGGCCATCATCTTCACGGACCGGGTGGAACTGCTGCGGCAATCCAACGGGGCTTTGGACCAGTTCGGCATCAAGCCGACCTTGATTGAGGCCAACCGTACCCGGCTGGATGTTTCCGGCAACTGCTTCATTGCAATGGCCCAGACATTCAGCCGAAGGAAGGACGCAACCGAATACACGGACCTCTTGGCACGGATGGACCTCGTAATCATTGACGAAGCCCACAAGCAGACATTCAACCCTCTGCTGCCTTACATCAACCCCAAAGCCGTAGTCATCGGTGCAACGGCAACGCCATTGCGGAGGGGCAAGCAAGAATGCCTATCCAAGTTCTACAAGGCACTCCATGCACCGGTGCAGGTACAGGAACTCATAAACCAATACTACTTGGCGGAGCCAACGACTTATGGAATGACGCAGGACCTTTCGGGAATCAGGATGAAGGGCGATGATTACGACACCGAGCAGATGGCCCAACGATTCAGCGAGCGGAAGGTCTTTGCCGGGGTGGTGCAGAACTACGCCAAGGTCTGCCCGGGCAAGAAGGCCATCGTCTTTGCGAGCAACATCGCATCGAGCAAGGAGGTCTGCGATGCTTTGCAGGTCGCAGGATTCAACGCCCGGCACGTTGATGGCACGATGCCCAAGACCTTGAGGGCCGAAACCCTTGCGTGGTTCAAGCAGTCCAGCGATGGCATTCTTTGCAACTGCGACTTGATGACTACGGGCTTTGACGAGCCAAGTATCGAGGTCGTTATCCTCTACAGGGCAACTGCGAGCCTGCCTTTGTTTATGCAGATGGTTGGCCGAGGCTCAAGGGTAACGCCAACCAAGACAAGGTTCACGGTCTTGGACTTCGGGAACAACGTGCAGACGCATGGATTTTGGGAAACCAATCGGGAATGGTCCCTGAAGAAGAAACGCAAACGGGAATCCGCTGGCGTTGGTGGGGTCAAGAACTGCAAGAAGTGCGAGGCCATGATTCCAGTCGCTGCGATGGAATGCAAGCATTGCGGTTACGAATACGAGCGAAAGCCAAAGGCTCCAAGTGAAGTCGTAAATTTGCAGATGCTAACCAAGGCTCAAGGCATGGAAATGGCAAAGCAAAGCACGATGTACCAAAAGGCTCAACTGGCGAAGGCCAAGGTCATCAGTCCGTTCTGGGTGCTGCACAACTGCAAGACCCGGGCCGAGGCCGAAGAGTTTGTCAGCCACATGGGATGGCGTAGGGGTTGGCTTTACCACAACGCAAAAAGATTCAAAGTTTTTCAATCATGATGTCCGAGTTCAAACTTCAAGCCGATTGCTTCCAATGGCACTGGAACAACTTTCCCGACCAGCGTGGCCGATTGTTCACGGTCAACAACAACGCACCGAATGCCTATGCCGGAAGCGTGATGAAGGCTATGGGCGTGGTCGCAGGGGTCAGCGACATGATATGGCTCTCGCCTACCGGTGCGGTGATGCTGGAGTTCAAAGCCGAGAAAGGCAAGCAATCCCTGTCGCAGAAGTGGTGGCAGGGAGTGGTCCAAGAGGCAGGGTACAGGTACGAGGTCATCCGAAGTGTTGAGGATTTTCAGCGAGTGGTTACAGGTGTGTAGTTCCTGTGTATATTTGTCCCATGCGATACCTACTCATCCTTTTGCTGACCGCTTGCACCAACGACCGCCCTTGGAGGGTGATTGAGGTCCGAGCCAAGGGGAACGCCTGCGAGTATGTCCTATCCCGATCCAACGGGTTCGGACCGCAACTCAAGACCCTGACTGATTCTTGTGGAAAGTATCAACTTTTTCAAACTATACGCAAGAGCATACAATGAATCATAAATCGGTCAATAAGCACCCTTATCGCATATAATGAATGATGAATCATATCACACCAGTCAGTTCAAACCTGACAAGGGGCATACAAATCGTCAGCCTATAACCTAACCAATCAAACCTTAAAACCTAATTAAAATGTCAAACGAAGCACAAAACGGCAATGACGCTAACCGCTTGTTAGCTGCCGTTGTTCCTCCTCAATCGGAGATAGATTACAGCAAGGTAAAACAAACTTGCTTATGTGGCGTAAGTGTAAATCTATGCGATAAAGTTATTATGCCTGATTATGGTAAAAGATGCCCTTGTGTGGTGTCGCATTACAATGGCAGCTAACTCGCTTATTCGTGAACCCAACCAACCCCCAGCCCCATGAAGCGATTTTTAGTATTTGCAGGTTATGCCTATTATCCTGAGGGAGGGATGCATGATTTTCAGGAGGACTTTGACACCTTGGAAGAGGCAAGAAGTTTTGAATCAAAAATCATAGAAAAGTTTAAACTTTTATGGAAGGATAACTGGAAGAGTTTCAATTGGACCGAGATTTGGGATTCGGAAACACGAACCCACGTTTAATACGCAATCGGGTATAATGAATGAGAAACCGTTTAATAAGCACCCTTATCGCATATAATGAATGATAAATCATATCACCTCGGTCAGTTCAAACCTGACAATGAGCCTACAAATCGTCAGCCTCTGGGCTTACCAAAAGCCCTACAGCGTCAACCTATAAGCTTACCAACCAAACCTAAAAACTCAATAAAATGAAATTTCATAAGACAAAACCCACCATTTTTTATACACGCTATTATACTCTCGTTTTGCGCGTGTGGGCAAACAATTAAACAATGGAACGAAAAGTAAAATTATTACCGCCAATGATGCCAAACTTTATTAGCATCGAAACGCCTCCAAGACCAAGACAAGAAGGTTTACAAGAGGGTTGCAAAATTAGAGTGTGTGAATTGACTGATGAAGAAGCAATCCAATACGGAGAACTTATGAAGCAAACCTTTATTGAACACCATAAGGAACACGTTGCGAGGGAGGCAAAGCAAAATGGAGCATAACTCGCTCATTCGTGAACCAACCGTCAGCCCACACGCTGTTATGTGCTGGGCGGTTTATCAGCACTAAATTTAATTTGAAAACGAAATGACAGAAAAAGAAAAAGCACTTGGACTGATTGCTAAATATCAGGGGCTTGAAATGTTAAAAGATTTTGGCGGAATGGACTTTGAAATTGCCAGAGGTTGTGCAATTATAGGGTTAGACGAAATGCTTGACCATATAGAAGTGCCAAGCCATATTTACCAATGGTTCAAACAAGTGCGTTCTGAATTGGAACGTGTGCAGCCTTGCACCCAACTCGCTCATTCGTGAACAAATCGTCAGCCTATAACTTGACAAAACCTCCCCCAGCGTCAGCCTATAACCTGCCATAAAATACCCAAAACCTCGCAAATTGTCCCATATAAACCCCAACCCCATGAAAACCACACCAACCGACTTCAGACGCTGGCAGATTCACATCCGCAAGGAGTGCGTCAACTGCACCAAACCCGACCATTCCGAAACCATCCGTAGATGGCGAGTGAACTACACCCTGCTCGGTCGCATCCTTCAAGCCAAAAACGCCTGACGATGCAGTGGATAAAATGCTCCGAGCGGATGCCTACGGGCAACGACCCGGTGCTTGTGTATATCCGAGATGGCTACCAAATCATCGCTTTCAAAGAACCCGACCGATGGGTTTGGGAGGGCGAATCTTGGTTCCTGTCCGAAGGCCTTTATTGGATGCCCCTACCCCCTAACCCGTTTTAAATGGACCTAATCACTCGCACAATCCTCGGCTACACCGCAGAGGTCGTTGGGGTCAACCCTGACCAAATCACCAGCGAAGTCAAGACCCGTGAACTGGTGCTGGCTCGCTCAATCTTTGCCGACATCGCCTACTCGGAGTACCTGTACACCTACTCGCACATAGGCCGAATAATTAACCGGGACCACGCCACCGTGATGCACAACCTTGAGATACTCGCCAACGACATGAGGCAGCGACCCGAACTCAAGTACCTCCGTTCACAGGTTTTCAACAAGGTGAAGGAATTTCTGCAACATTCGTAGGAAGCCCTGCAATCTTTGCGTGAGTGAACGCAGAGAGCATCATCCTCGACCTCTACCGAAGCGGTGAAATCCGCAAGGCTTGCCTGACCATCACAGGTGGCAATCCGCTTTGGAAGGACCTCGAACAAGAGGTCGTCCTGATTCTGCTTGAAAAAGACCCCGACAAAATCCTCAAAATGCAGGTCCAAGGCTACCTGCGTTTTTACATCGTTCGCCTCATAATGAACCTGTATCGTGGCAATAATAACCAATTCGCCAAGAAGTACCGCCACCATGACGAGAGGACCGAACTGGACCCCGAAGCAGCAGCCGAAGGGAAGGACTACGACACCCTGCTTGATGACCTTTGGGCCATCGCCCAAGCCGAGATGGATTCGTGGGCCAAGGATGGAGCGTTCCCCTACGACAAGGAACTGCTGAATCTGCTCATGCAGACCGGGAACATGAAGGCGATGTCCCGTGAAACGGGCATCCCGTACCGGAGCATCATTTACTCCATCGAACAGGCTAAGGCTAAAATCAAAACCGCAATCGAAGCCAATGGATATACTGGTCTTTCCAATCCTGATTAGCGCACTCGCTACCCTTGCGGTCGTGGAGTTCCGGGTTCTTCCCCAATGGTTCTATGCGCTGCCCTTCGCCAAGCGGAAGCCGTTTTCCTGCATGACCTGCTTTGGGTTTTGGATGGGTGTCCTCCTGACCCTGCCGACCTGCCAATGGTACTTGGCTCCAATCCTCGGCCTCGCATCTTCAGCCACCGCAATAATCATTCGGGAATGGACCTACAAATGACCACCGACCAGTTCCTCGTTGCCCAAAAACATCGCAAGTACTGGGACCAATACATCGCATCCCTGACGATGCGACTGCCACCCGATGCCGTTGCCGAACTGCAAGCCATCCTGACCGCTCACGGGCGACCGCCTACGAATTGGTGGTGCGCAGACTGCGTAAAATCGGCTCTTCAGTACATTTACCTTCAAGCGGACTTGTTTGCCGAGTTCAACCAAAACACCGTTACAATCCCACTAACCAATGCCCCTACCGATACCGAACGATAACGAAAGCAGAGAAGGCTTCATTGGTCGTTGTATGTCCAACAACTCAACGACAACCGAGTTTCCCGATACGGCTCAACGGCTTGCCGTTTGTGGCTCACTTTGGGCTGAACACAACCGCCAGCGATTTGAGTCCTACTCCGACTACGGGCAGGGCATTCGCTCCAATGCCAAGCGAGGCATCGAGTTGAACGAGCGGAACGGGAATAAGTGTGCTACCCAAACGGGCAAGGTCAGGGCGCAGCAACTCGCCAACGGGGAAGCCATATCGATTGAAACCATCAAGCGGATGCACTCCTACCTCTCCCGTGCTGAAACCTACTACGACAATGCAGACGATACCTCGGACTGCGGTTACATCAGTTACCTCCTGTGGGGTGGCAAGTCGGCTCTCTCATGGTCAAGAAATAAACTCCGGGAACTTGGCGAACTCCAAGGCTAAAGAAGATGATGAAGCCCAAGTGCAGGCTCGGATGGATTCGCTCATGATGGTCATCACGACCCTCTGCGACTGCATCGGAGCGGTGGATGAATCCAATGCCCCGAATGCATTTGCGGTGAAGATGAAAATCGTGGACAAGATTGACGAACTCATAGACAAAATCGAATACTAATGGGAACCAGCAAGGGACACGGCAAGTACATTGAAACCCCCGAAAAGATGTGGGAGTACTTTGAGGCATACCGGGCAGAGGTCAAGAACAACCCAAGGACCAAGACCGTATTTCCCGGCAAGGATGCTATTCCCCAGCGTGAACCCTTGGAGCGACCGCTGACCTTGGAGGGCTTTGAGAACTGGTGTGCGGATGCAGGGATAATTGAGGACCTAAGCAACTACTTCGCCAACACCAAGGGCAACTACTCCGATTATTCAACTATCTGTTCACGCATAAAACGGGTCATTCGCCAAGACCAAATCGAGGGAGGCATGGTCGGGCAGTACAACGCAAGCATCACCCAGCGTTTGAACTCCTTGGTCGAAAAGCAAGAGAATCAGGTGTTCATTGAGCAATGGACCGAGGAAGATGAATGAAGGTCATAAACACCACCGCCAAGCGGAAGATTGAATCGCTGACCCAACGCAAGAGGGTCATCCAAGGAGGGACATCGGCATCCAAGACCTTCAGCATCCTTTGCGTTTTAATCAAACAGGCTTGCAGGAAAAAGACCGAGATTAGCATCGTAGGGGAAACCGTGCCTCACCTTCGGAGGGGTGCGATTCGGGACTTCATCAAGATCATGATCGCCAAGGGCATCTTCGTTCCAGCAAGGTGGAACAAGACCCTGCTGACCTACCAGTTCGCCAACCGTAGCACCATCGAGTTTTTCTCGGCTGACCAAGAGGCAAGGCTCCGGGGTGCAAGAAGGCAGGTCCTGTTCATTAACGAGGCGAACAACATTGACTTTGAATCCTACTACCAACTCGCCATTCGTACCAGCGAGGCCATCTACATCGACTTCAACCCGACCCACGAATTTTGGGCGCATACGGAGGTCCTAAGGGAAGCGGATTCCGAACTACTGATTCTTACCTACCAAGACAACGAGGCCCTTCCTGACACCATCCGCAAGGACATCGAACTGAACCGCACGAAAGCCGAAACGTCTGCGTATTGGGCGAACTGGTGGAAGGTCTACGGCCTCGGTCAGGTCGGGACGCTGCAGGGTGCGATATACGAGGACTTCGAGGTGGTGGAGGGTATAGATGTCAGCCGAGCGAAATTCGTTGCCCTTGGGCTTGACTGGGGCTTTAGCAACGACCCTACGGCATTGGTCGCTATCTACCGCCAAGGGGACTGCCTGCTGATTCAAGAACTGCTCTACGCCACGGGGCTGACAAACCAAGACATCGCAGACAAACTGCGGTCGCTGGGGATTACAAGGGCTTGGGAAATCGTGGCGGATTCAGCCGAACCCAAGAGCATCGAGGAAATCTACCGCCTTGGCTTCAACATCAAGCCTGCCGAAAAGGGTCCCGATTCGGTTCGCAACGGGATAGACATCCTCAAACGCTACAAGTTGCAGGTTACCAAGGATAGCACCAACCTCATCAAGGAACTGCGGTCCTACACTTGGGCCACCGACAAAGAAGGCAAGAACACGGGGGTTCCCATTGACTCCTTCAACCACGCTTGCGATGCGATGCGGTATGTGGCCCTAAACAAGTTAAGGGTCAGTAATGCAGGGAAGTATGTTGTGGTGTAACTTTGCGGTACCAAACCCATAAACCATGGACCTAAAACGCATTAAACAAGCAATCCTCGTTAATCTATCAGATATTTCGGAAGGATTAAGTTGGTTACTTATGTTGCTACTGACCTTAATCGTTGCAACCACCTTTACGCTTATTGCCTGCCTTGTTAGTTACAAAATCGTGATTTTCCTTTGCGTGTCATTTGGTATCAAGATATGAACATCGAACAAATCCTTGACCTGCTCATTGAAATCGGCAAGGTCGCTGCGTCCGTATTCCTCATCCTGACCCTTCTAACCCTGCTGCTACAATGAAAGTCGTTCACTACTACCACATCTACTGCGGAGGCAACTGGCAACTCATCCTCAACCAGCACATGATGGCCGTGTGCAACTACGGACTCATCGGGGTCTTGGATGAAATCCGTGTCGGCATCGTAGGACCGCCTGAACAACGCAAGGCGGTCAAGGAGGTGCTTGAGAACTCGATGGTGGCCGATAAGGTCAAGGTCGTGGTTACCCGAACCAACGCTTGGGAGCAGGCCACGCTGACCGAGATGTACCGGGCAAGTCAGGAAGAGGAAGCCGTGTACCTTTACGCCCATACCAAGGGGGCATCCAATCCAGCACTCACAACCCAACTATGGGGCAGGTCCATGTTGTTCTTCAACGTCGTGGCTTGGGAGCGTTCCCTGCAAATGCTGGAGGGAGTCGATGCAGTTGGATGCCATTGGATTACCAAGGAGCAGTTCCCTCACATGGCTGACCAAAACAACCCCGAAGGCTATCCATACTTTGGGGGCAACTTTTGGTGGGCCAAGTCCGAGCATATCAAGCAACTGGGCGAACCTGCAAGGGACCACCGATTCCGAGCGGAAACTTGGGTTGGCAAGAAACCCGACACCAAGGTCTTTGACTCCAACCCCGGTTGGCCTTCGCCTGAAAAATTCGTTGTAACTTTTTGATATGAAACTACTCGCAAACATCGCCTACCATCACAACCCCGAAAGGATGCCGAACCTCATTCGGGTCATCGAGGCCATCAAGTCCTACCCGGTACAAGCCGACATCTTCGTGGACACCAACGACCCCGAAGTCGTGGGGCTGCTTACGGACCAACCCGTAACGGTTCACGCTCACACGCAACTCTCACACCCTTGGATGCTGACTGCGGTCCATCGGAACCGAATCAAGGAAACCTACAAGTATTTTGACTGGGTGGCGTACTTCGAGGACGACATGATGCTGCCCAAGGAGGGATTCGTCAACTTCATAGAGCGGTTTGATTCGATGTTTGCCGATGGCCTGTACCCATCCTTCACTCGCATTGAAACCTACGAGGACAAGGAAGGGGAATGCACTCCCGATGTGAACGAGGTTCTGCCCAGTTCGGTGTGGTGTCAGTACAACGGTAAGGACTACGTGAGCCTGCCCTTCTTCATCAACTACCACGCTTTTTGGATGTTCAGCACCAAGAGGCTCAAGGAGGTCTTGACCCGTAATCCCGAAGAACTCGACAAAATCCCGAACAACGGCCTATTCAGGGAAAGCCTTGCCTCCTTCCCGATTTGGTCGCTTGGCTTGAAGCCGATGCTGGAGTTCACGGAGCAGGGCGAACTGGCAGAGCATTGCAAGGTGTTCCACCTAACAAACAATTACAAACACGGAAGCACCAACATTAAAACCCTCTTTAAGCGATGAAACAACTTGACGCTCTCCGCAACACGCCTCGGATGTACTTCTTGCCGATTGACTACCATTCGGGCAACAACCGGGTGGATGGCCTCATTGACCTTTGCCAAAAGTACATTAAGCCAACGGACAAATGCGTGGAAGTCGGTTCCTTTTCGGGGGTGAGCAGTCAGGTCATCGCCCTGCATTGCGGAGAGTTGCATTGCGTTGATACATGGGACTTCGGTGGCACGATGCCAGCCGAGCAGATGTTCGACATGATGTACTTAAACTACCCTAACATCACTAAGGTCAAGATGACCAGCGTTGAGGCATCCAAGCGATATGCCGATGGCTCCCTTGACTTCGTTTACATTGACGCTGACCACTCCTACGCCTCGGTCGTTGCAGACATCAACGCTTGGAAGCCGAAGGTCAAGCAGGGCGGTTACATCGCAGGCCACGATTCCTATATGCCCGAAGTTTTAAAGGCGGTTATGGACTGCCTCGGTGGACCCTTGCAATACTTCACCGACACCTCTTGGATTGTAAGGCTATGAAACTCCAAGACCTGACCATCGACCA